GGCCAGTCATGGTTCAGATACTTAGGATTACTGCCATTCATCTGTACCCAAAGTGTATGAATCTCGATTAATGTTGTGTCGCTTGTGGTTCCAAGTGCAACTAGTTCACGGAATGTATCGAACATACACAGCACCGCGAGAGGGTTGCGTAAATAGCGATCAACGTAGTGAATACGGGCAATAGGTGCTTCGCAAAGGAAAGCCTTAATGCCGGGAACTCTCTCGTCTAGAATCTTGTTGCAGTGCGCGATAAATTTGGGGCCCGAGATGCGATAATTGCAAATTTGCGGCCTCGGGCAGCTGACTCCGCCTCAGGTTTTTTTGCAAGCGGTCGGGCTGACCTTTAAAGTCACATGGTGGTCACATGAGCAGCTTACCCTTGTGCGGCGGTCGCCGCATTCCCCGCAGGCGTAACCAAACTCCTGAATGCCACAATGACTGCAGGTAGCCACATCCTCATCCTCCAGACCCTCCCAGTCAGACTTTGCCCACATCCATACGTGCTCGCATGGTTTCGGCGCATCACCCGGCGCATCACCTGGCGCATCACCCGGCGCATCACCCGGCGCATCACCCGGCGCATCACCCGGCGCATTACTTTTCACCTTTAACATCGCGCCCGTCTTAGGTTCCATTGTTTCTGCCTACGTTGAAGTTGTGGAAGCACCGTGGCGGCACCGTGAAAGTGCCGAGGAAGTGCCGTGGAAGCACCGTAGAAGCACCGTGGAAGCACCGTGGAAGCGCCGTGGAAGCACCGTGGAAGTGCCGTGGAAGTGCCGTGGAAGCGCCGTGGAAGTGCCCTGGAAGCACCGTGGAAGCACCGTGGAAGGTCAAACTGGCTGAAACGGCTGGTCAACTTTGACAATTAAAGCGCGACTTCAACGCTTCCTTCAACCGTTGAAGCGGTCACGGGTGGGAAAGAAGCCGGTCAACGTAGGCTGTTCCCTGCTCATCCCGCTTGATCATGCCACAGGTAAAGATGCCGCCCTGGTGGCCAGACTGGCGCAGTGCGCGAATCAGCGGAGCGAAGTTTGCCACCAACACATCAGCATCCGAGGGCGGCAGAGTGCCCGAGATACCCTCGTAGCCCTCCGCCACGTCTACCTGTACCCCCATCACATACTCGCCATTGTTCACCTGCAGCATGCCAAGGGGGGACACCTTCTCCTTCAGGCTGAGCACATTGCCTGAGGGAGCGATGGTGAACTCCTCCACACCATTTCGGATTACCACGGGATTCGGCAGCAAGGACACCAAGGTCATGAAAAGCACGTCTCGAGACATTCCAACCCCACTTTTAGGGGGCAAGCTTTTTGGAAGCCTTGCCCGTTAAACCCAGATCTAACAATTGGCATTTATGGTGCCGTTGAACTCGCGCCACCAGCGTGAGCTGCTCGCAAAACCAGGACCGAGCGTCATCACCCGCCTTTTCTGTAGTCAAACAGGGCCGACCTTGGACCATTGAATTCCGCGTTTGCATGGGTGGTCTGCTGGATCTGAAAGTCGATTGGCAGACCCGTCATAAGCCGACCGTAGTGCGAGAAGACCAGGCAGAGTGCCATCCATTTTGCGTTCTCGTGGGGCTTCGCGGGATCCCCCAACTCCTGCCGTTCCCATTCGGCATCGTCAAGGATCAGGCGGACATCGACATCACGCCATCCGCTCTTTTGCGCCAGCGATGATCCAACATGGTAGGGAATCGAGCCGAAAGCCTCGAACACAGTCTGCCCGAACTGCATCAGACCTACCTGAAGAGGAAAGCCAACACCCATTACCGCCTCAACCGTTGAAGGCAAGATGGACATAGCGGAAGGTGGCGGCCTCAGACGTGCCGTTATTATCGATGGTGCATTCCACCCACACCTTTTCGTTCGCGGCCAGCGTGTGCTCGGAGAATGACGCTGAAACCGAGGCTGCCGACGAGCTGTTCATGGTGATGGTGGCCACGGTAGTGGCGCTGGCCGTGCCGATTCTCGACTTGAGGGCCACAGTGAGAGTGGATGTGGAGGTACAGGCCCCAAATGCGGTCAAGCCCGTTATGGTTTGCCCTTCCGTCAAATCGACCGGCATGACCCAGCCAAAATTATTTCCCCCCGTAAGAGTACTGCTGATATAGCCTGTAGTGGTTGAATAACTCAACGTATCGGCAATGGTGGACCCACCCAGAATCACGCTGATATCGCTGGAGTCCAAAATCAGTGTCTTGGCAGGCGCGGCCAGGAGCTGAATGGCCTCCAACAGCTGACCCTCATTGTTGACGTCCAACGTCAGACCAGCTTCCTCAATGACATTGCAGATCTCCTCCTGCACCGAATTGCACCAGGTATAACTGAACTTGGTGGCCATCACCCCCGAAACGGGATTTCCTGCCACAAACCGACCATCGTCCGCCGTCGCGGTAGCGATTCTCTGCATATCACTCTCCGTAGGTGAATCGGACCAGCGTGTGGGCTGGAGCCATGCGCCGAACAGTACACTCCAAAAGACCATCACCCCAAGAAGCCAGGGCATCCTCGCACGAGTCCTCACAGCTAACCTCCGTTATTGAAACCTCCTCCACCAGGGCGAGGGTCCACACAAATCGCCATCCCTCCACACGGAGGTATGACTCACAGTCGCTCTCGCAGTCGGCCTCAGTGGCCTCATCTGGATTCAGGGCAGCTTCGCAATCGCTCCCACAGTCAGCTGGGGCGTATTCCTCAATGGAGGCAGTCCAGCCGAGCAGCTCGGCCTGCTCAATAAAGTAGGCTTGGCTCTGGCCACCACGAGCTATCAGTCGCTGCTGCACCACCACCCGCCGCTCCGCCTCAGTCTGAGTCTCAGGCGAGCAGTCGTCGGGCAATCCACACAGCTCTTCCCACTCGGACAGAAGCTCGCTGGTCTGACCAGGGTCCAGCTCCGTGGTCAGTAGGGTCTCGACCCTGGCGTCAAACCGGGCGAATTCTTCAGCCGCCGCGGCCAGCACCTTGGTCAGCACGGCATCCGAATGCCGAGGCCAGACGGCGCCGGACGGCAGCAATGCCTGTAGTCCCTCTGTATAGGCGTCAGCGCTCAGAGCCATGTGATAGTCCCCAGCACCGGATACTCACCCGCGTTCAGCTGCACGTTGGTCGAGGGCACGCTGATAACGTGGTCCACCTCCCCCGCTGCCTGACTGACGGCCTCACGAATATGGCTGAGATACACCAGCGCACCGGGGGCGCCCTCACGCTTCAAAAGCTCAGTCAGCTCCAACTCCACTGCGTCCTTCACCGTCTGTGTGGCGGGAGACACGCTCAGCTCAAAATCAATGGGGGTCGAAATGGGCGCAAATACAGTCACAGCTGCCGTCACTGGCCGGAGCTCATCGATATAGGCCTGGACAGCCTCCACTGTCTCTGTGGTTGGAATGGGGTCTGTCGCGTCGTTGTTGAGCACGAAAACAGCGACGGTCCCCAGACCAAGATAACCAGGATAGATCCATGCTCGAGTCACCCCGTCACACTCTAACGCCCACTTTTCGTAGTCTGCTGAAGCTCCGCCCTGCGGCGGGGTCTGTACGCGCTGCAGGAGACGGGCGAGCAGCTCGGACGCTGTTTCCGCGTCGGTGCCAGCTGTGAGGCCCGCGCTATCGACCACGGCGTTACTGTAAAGACCGGAAATGGTGGTGGTCACGGCCAGAGTCGTGCCGCTGGCGGTATTGGTGGTGCTGCCACCCGTTTCCGCCTCCACGTCTACAGTGGCCTCGCCCGCTCCATCCAGCTCCACTTCCACCGTGGAAACAAAGCGCACGCCGTCTGACCGATCCCAGGTGGTACCGATGGGAACAGTGGTAGTGGGTGTGCCAGTGAGCAGCAGCACACCGGAGGCAGGACCTGCAACCTTGGGGGTCAATCCCCAGAAGCTTGCCCACTTCTTGAGGTAGATCTCATCCGCGCTCTGCGGAAAGAGCTGTTTTACTGCCCATCCAAGCAGGCCGTAGAGCGAATGAAACCCACCCGCCTCGACCGCAGCCAGCACCCTCAGGTTGCTGCGCAGCAAGTGAGCATCGCCTCCAGGAAGGCGGCTTTCCAGGTCGCTGCCGGTACGGTCCACCAGCTCTGCCAGTGTTGGTCGGCTAAACATCAGACCCCCCAGACCAGGTCATAACGCTGAACAAGGGAATCGCCTTGGGGCCGCTCGAGTACGACCTGGATGGCCAGCAGGTTGCCCTGTAGTTCCACCGTCACCGTCACCGTCGAGGCGATTCCGTCCTCTATCATCCACTGCAGCGCCTGTTCACTCCATTGACGCGCGTTAGAAACCACCTGTTTAGGCTCCTTGATGCGCGGAAGTAGCCAGAGCTTGCTTCCGAGCTGTTTACCGGCACCAAAAATCAGCTCGGAAGCCCACCACCCGCGACGCGAAAACGCATCGCCTGTGACCTCCTCACTTTCAGCGCGAGCATCCGTAAACAAACTGAGCAGCACTGCGGTGGTCAGGCCAACGTCCGTGGCGAGCTGGTATCCGTCCAGAGCCCAGTCCAGTTCACCGTTGGAAAACTGAGTTCTGATGTCCATCTCACGTCTCCGGAATAACGGGGGTACTGGTCGGCGTAGTACCGCCAATGATGTGAATGTGAGCGTTGTACAGCGCCCGCAGCTCGGCAAGACTGCCCCCAGCGTCGGACACGTTTCCGCTTGCTGACAAAGATCCACCCGTCTGAATTGAGCCGCCGACAGAGAGAGCGCCAGAAATCGACAAAGCGCCATCCACCTCGAGGTCGCCCTCAACGCTGACGGTCTCAGCCGTTATCTCGATACGGCCACCGGGCTGCAGGATCAGCTTCGTGCCGTCATGGGTGTAGAGCGCGACGGCTCCCTCATCGAGGGCGGTGAGCCGATACCGGCGATCGTCCACTTGGATCACCAGGAGATCATCGCGGTTCGAGCCCAAACTCAATGTTATGGCCTCCGCCCCCGCTGGTGGATGGCTGGTAAAGCCATACCCTTGTAACCGCCGCACCGTGCGATCCTCACCCTCCAGCGCTGTGATGGTGAGATTCTGAATCCCGTCGGAGTCATCAATGCCCGAGATAATGGCTCGAGACACCATCAGGCGGACGCGACGGGCCAGCGGTTGCAGCAGCTTTTGCAGGGTGCTGGCTTTCATGCCGCCTCCACATCGAAGGCGTCCTTGCCGACCAGGTGGAGGGTGGTGGTGGTGCCCTGCTCGTTCAGGCTTAGATCCACTGCACTGATGAGCAGCTCTTCGTCGGCGCCGGTCATAAGGTTGCTGTATCGCACCAGGCGGTTTAGCTCCCACAGGCTGCTGCTCGAGTCAAACCATCCAGCCACCGTCACGTTCACTTGGCGCGACTTTCCCTTTCTGGTGGCCTGCTCCCACTTCGCCCGTCTTCGAACGCCACTGCGGGAGGCGGCACCATCCGACATCACCACCAGCGGCCGATACCGGCGCACCCTGGCGTCCAGCTCGCTGGCGGACAGGGTGGGCGAGGCATCTGATTCGTGCTGCCCCAGCACCTTCAACTCTGAGAACCGACCAGTGTGATCCAGCGACTCCTCGTAGGACACAACGTTGACGCCTACCTCGAGGTCCATCTCCGCTTTCAACTGACCAGGTCGCCCGACAACGAGACGACCTGCACCATCGGTGTGAGAGAGATAACCTGAGAGCTGCAGCAGGCGCTCGATGGCATCAAAAACGCCCTCTCCCGGATGGACTGACCAGCGCTCACAGCGCCATGCAGCGCCACTGGACAGCTCGATGCCGAAGGGTTGTAGCAGCTCGCGCAGAACCTTGTTCAGCTCCACACCCTGCCATTGCTTGGCTTTGAGGATTGAGCAATCGACCAGGTCAGCCGTCAGGTCTCGACCCACCACGGTGATGGTGTGGCTTTCTGCATCTCCGCTCTGTGTCAGAGCGTCGACGTAGCCCGTGATCACTGGCAGGGAGTTAATCACCACCCGGCAGGCGTCCCCAGGGGCGGGCAGGGTGAGCATGCGCGCTCGAGTCCGATTGGAGACCGTCAGCTCAAACGAGCCTGCCACTGTCTCAAGGGACCGATTGACCCGAATTGACTCCCAGCCGCTGTATTCGAGCCCGCCGATTTTAAGTAGCAGGTCAGACACTGAGCACCTCCAGATCCTGGGGCATAAACAGTGGATGAGCGACGGCGTTGCGTGTCAGCAGCTCATCCTCACGACTGAGATCGTTGTAGAGATTGTAGGCCACCACCAGGCCAGGCAACGCGGCGGGCAGGCTGACCGCCACCAGGCGAGGCAGAACCATCGCCCGTTGTTCCAGGTCAACCGACACTGCGGCCCGTAAGCCTTGCAGAAGCTGCAGCATGTCAGCTTCCAGGCTGTCACCGGTAATGACATCTACCTGACCTGATAGCACATCAAAGACATCCAGCAGCCTTGCACGTGCTACCAGAGCTGAGGCCCGGTCCCGCCATGCCATTTCGGAGGCGAGCTGACATGCTCTGACCAGAGCCTGCCACTGCAGCAGCCATGTCAGGTTCTGGACATTGTTGACCTGCTGACTGCGGCGGGGGGTGGTCGGGGTCTCCAGCCGGGTGGTTGTGCCTGCCTGCTGCAGCAGCACATCAAACGCCTGCAGTGGCTCGAGTGTGGCCACAACCTCATCCAGAGTGGCACCCACCCAAGCCACCAGGCTCGCTGCGGTTGCAGTCACCGGTGCAATCAGCTGGTTCTGAAGCGCCAGGGACAGAGGGGCCACCAGCTCCGCGGCTGACTTTGCAGTCTGTTCGGCGTAGTCGTCCTGACCCTTGGTATCCAGCTCCGCCGCCGCCTTTTCATCTGCAGCGGTAGAGGCAGCTGCTACAGCCGCCAGTACTCGAGCCTGAGTATCCACTGCCACCTTGAGCGTGGGCAGCTCACCCGCTTCCACAAAGGTGGCCCGGAAGGTGGCCATGCCACCTTGAGCATTGCTCTCGGTCAGCTCCACCTCACCGTCAATCACCACCTGGACGGCACCCTGCAGCGGCAGAATGAGCTGGCCTGATCCAGCGGTCTCGATGGCGGCAATCAGTGCATCACGGTCGGCAGTGTAGTTCGGGCCAATGACAAAGAGGTCCAGCCGCCAGACGCGCTTGCGACGTCCGAGGTCCTCTGTGACAGGGGTATCCCGAAACGGATACTCGCGGGTGATGGTGCGTCGTCCCAGTGAGGCAGTGCTCGAGGTGACATAGAAGGGTGCCCCACGAAAGCTGGCGGGGAGCAGCTCATCGCGCCAGCTCATGGCTTCACCCCTCTGAGTCCCTGAGACACCATGGTGTCGACATTCGGCGAGCTGCTCACCTGCTGGACGCGCATTCCTGGGGGAGCGTTCTCAAAGCCGACTTTGAGCTCGGCGGCGATCTTGGAGTGTGTGAACAGGTTGGAGATGGCAGACAAAATGGAGTCTCCCGCCAGACCTCCGAGCACGCCGCCCGCCAGGCCACCCACTGCGGTGCCGATTCCAGGCAGTACAGCGGTGCCCGCCATGGCACCAAGCTTCATGCCCGCCAGTCCGCCGCCGAGGCCTCCCAGCAGACCAGCACTCTTATTGATCTTCTCCGCTGCCTGCAGACGATCATCATTGAACGTTTTTAGCAGCTCATATCCAGTGAAGGCGCTGGCAGCGACAGCCCCAAGCTTTCCAACTTTGCCCACAGCGCCAGGGGTAATGCGTGAGAGCAGACCGCGGGCTGCAGCCACTGCACCTCCCCCTGCGGCGGCCTCTCCTGCTGTGCCCCCTGGCATCGAGATGCCCTGCCCCGGCCAGTTGACGACGTAAACCGGCTGGGCACCGCCTACCTTGCCGATCATCTCCTCCACGGATTTCTTACCGCCCACCGCTCTGTCGTAGATGGCCTTGATGTCTTGACCAATGGTAAAGGCCTTACGGGCAAGCACGGCCGCCCCCAGTACCGCGCCACCCACCAGAGCCGCTTTGAACCCGGTGGCAGCCGTGGCGGGGTCAATGCGATCCAGTAGACCTGCCAGCGTCTCCAGCGGGCCAGTCAACGAGCTGTCCGCAAGCTTGGACCAGGAAGCATGCAGCCCTTCGAGGGCTGCGGAGAGCTTCTTGGCGGCCTCCGCTGATTCCCTGGTGATCTCAGTGCCATCACCCTGAATGGCCAGGAAGTCCTTCAGCATCGGACGATTGGCCTGCACAAAGCTCACGACCTTGTACGACTCCGCCCCAAAGATCTTCTGCAGCTTGGCGGGGTCGCCCTTGGTGGCATCAATCAACTCTGTAACGATGGCGGCCAGATCCCGAGCCACGTACTTGCCGTTCTTCAGGTCCTCTGGATTCCACAGCTGGACCTTCAAGGCGTTGATTTTGTCACTGTTGTTGATGATGTCCCGGGTAAGAGCCTCCAGCGCTGTCGCCGCCATTTCCGGGGACTTGGTGGCTTTGTAGGAGACCTGCGACCAGGCGCCCATCTCAATGGCGGCCTGCTTGCCGGTGTGCCCGATGCTCGCAAAGGTGTTGGTGAGGCTGGCACCCTGGGCTGCCATGTCCTTGAGGGTGAACTTTCCGCTCTCCCCTTGAATTCTGAGAGTATCCAGCACGCGCAGCATGTCCGCTGCGGAGCTGATCTTGAACTTCTCGGAAAGGTCTGAGAGGGTTGCGCCAACCTCCGCGCCATCTGCCCCGCTGGCTCGCATTACCAGGCCGATGTTGCGCAGGTTGTCCTTCGCGAGCTGCAGATCTCCGGTGTACTCCACGATCTTCTCAACACCCGCCAGCAGTCCATCCGGGGAAACCCGAATGTCCGAAGCGGCCGCCGTATTGAAGATCTCCTCTTTCAGGGCAGCCATGTCCTTTTTGCTGGTGTTGGAGTTCAGCTGAAGCATGGTAAGGCGGTCCTCGAAGGCCGCCACATTGCGCAGGGCTCCAGCTCCAGCCGCGCCACTCAGCAACGCGGTGTAGCGGTTGGCGAGGTTGTCCAGCCCAGCCATGGCGACAGCCGAAGCGCCCTTCAGGATCTTCATCTGACGCGCCCCGTCCGACCCCAGATCCTTCAGGTTCTGACGAAACCTCGCAGCCTGGGCGCTGAGGTTGCCCACTAGGTCGAGGATGAGGCTGGTGCGGAGCTGGGCCACGGCGTTCTCCTATTTCTTGGGAATTGAGAGGGTAGTGAGGTGCGAAAACTCAGACGGGGATAGACTCAGCAGCTCACTTAAGGACCACCCGGTGCGCAGGGCTATCAGATAGGCCGCCTCCAGCACCTGCTTCCGGGACGGCTTCAGGCTCCCCCCGCTCCACGTCCTCCGACGCCGCGCTGAGCGGTCCAATGTCACGGGTGGAGAGCTGCTTCATCATGGCCAACGCGATGGGACCGTCCACCGTGTGGCCATCCTCTGACTCGAGGTGGTGAATCTGCCTGCTGAGGGTTTCGATGGCCTGACGGTACGGACCGCCCCCCACTTCCTCCACTGCCAGCAGATCACCCACGTTGAGCGGTCGGAGATACACCACCCGATAAAGCCGTGCGCCAATCTTGAGACCATCCTGAATCTGGATGCGCTTCATCCCGCCTTGACCTCCTCGCAGCTGATCCCCGCGAACTTGAGCTGTACCTCACCCTTGCTCAACGCACAGGGCTCTGTGAGAAATGCACCCGAGACGTAGTAGATCGTGCCGGTATCACACTCGAAGGTGATGGTGCTATCCGTAATGGCGTTGAGGGCCGTCAGGTCGGTACTTTTGGTATGGGCAACGGTACATTCAACCATTGGCTCCACCACCTCCTCTGAATACCCGACAACACCGTTGTCGCCCTTCTTGGCCTCGCGCTTGACCCCCCCCGTGTTGAGGGTCGCACCCGGCAGGCTGTCGATGAGCTGCCCATCCACCCGGATACTGATTTTGCCTGTAACCTGAGCCATGAAATCCCCCCCTTAAAGCTTGAAGCTCAGTCGAACGCCAAACACGCGGAACTGGTTGACCAGGTTGGGGGGCAGCACCGCATCGACCCGATTGGGGTCATCCGCATTTCGCTCCACCCTCAGCTCGGCTTTGAACGCGGCCATGTCCTCGACCAGGCCCCGTTGCTCCATCTCACTGAACAGGCCAATGAGCTCGGCCCGGATTACCCGAGGGGTCACCACCGCCTGACCAGGGGCGATGCGTGTCCCGTCGTTGGCCAGCTTGTGCCGCGGAAATCGCAACGCAATTCGGGTGCGCACCGCAAACCGAATGTAGGCCAGGGTTCTCATCGTCTCAATGTCGAGGTAGCTGGTGTCGGCAGTGCCCAACCCATTCACCTGGTAGGTGGTGATCAGACGTTCGATGAGGCAGCGTCCGTTCGCGTCCACCACAAAGGTGCTGATGCCGTCGCGCAGCAGCAGGTCCCGCTCATCCCGGGTGAACTGAGCAGAGCGCGCAGGGGCCAGCACACCCTTGAGCCACAGCGTCTGCCGAGGTCGCGCTGGATCAGCCTCCCCAGCGTCCAGGGCTGCTACCACGGCTGCCACCTCCCAGGGCGGTGTCGGAGACTGAGAGCCCATAATGCTCAGAAACTGGCTGTTCCGAGCATCTCCCAGGGTCAGCAGGTTGGAGTAGGTGTCGCGGGCGGCTGCAAAGGCCTGCCCTTCCTTCTGCACCGTGGGGCCAAAACGGCGCTCGAGCTCGGCTTCCAGAGCTGTCAGGTTGGTGTCGTCAATCCAGGCCGTCACAACGGTGTGGAACTGCTCATCGGCCATCGCAGTGATGGCCGTGCTGAGCGATGGGTTGGTGGCACCAGAAGCCATGGCCGTGATGGTGACCGTGACACCCGCCGGGGTAAGCTGCCCGGGGTAGTAGTTCACCCGAATGTCGATGCTGTTGCCTGGCACGCCCTTATTGCGGGCAGTCAGGGTGACGGTGGAGCTGCTCACCGAAGCTGTCACCGGCAAATCCGTGACTGCATTGACGGCGTCTGCCACGTTCGACGCAATCGCTGTGGTGGCATCCCCACTCTCCACAGCCACCGGGATGTAACGACCAGCCACCAGCAGGTGAATCGTGCCAGCGGAGGCACCTGATCCCCCGATCACGATTGTTCCTGTGGCGGCCACCCCAGAGCCATGGTCCGAGATGCCCACTGCCCACAGCTCCGCCGACGTGTTGATCTGGCGAAAGGCAGCCACCATACGATGCGCCGTCGAGCCGCGGCCAAACAGACTCTCGGCCTGGTCGATGGATGTCAGCTTGTACAGGGTATTGGAGGTGCCCAGCCCACTGCTGAGGCGCCCTCCCAAAATCAGCACACGGTGGGTTTCAGTCGGAAGCCCTTCCAGTGCGTTGCTGTTGTCCACTTCGATGTAACTGCCCGGCGTTCTGATGTCAGTGGGCACATTGGTAAAGTCAATCACTCAGATACCTCCTGACCATCGGTCTGTACCGTCACGTCGCCAGCCTCGACGCGGCGGAGCCAGTACGAATCAAGCACCACAAATGCCCCCTCAGGGGTGAGCACCTTGTTGGAATTCGGAATTCTCACCCGGCGACCCTCGACGGGTTTGACCAGCACACGCTTCATTCTGTCTCCATCGTCACAGTGTCCTCGGCTGCGGCCTCATTGCCGGGCAGCTCATACACCGCGTCAAAGGTTTCGAAGTCGCCCAGGCCATCTGGCAGGGACACCGGCCCCACCGTGGTTGGGATCTGCCACACAGCTGCATAGATGGAGAGGTTCTTGCGCTCGAAGGCCCCCTCCCAGAGGTTCTCCACAGCCAGCAGCTCAGCAGTGCCGTGGTCTTCAATGGTGAGGCCCTGGATGGCACTGATGGCAGCCTGCACCAGCGCCAGGGTACCAAGCTTTTTGCCGTCGCCCTCGCGCCTGGCGACCTGCCCGATGGCGTTGGTATTCACCAGATACACTGCGTACTGCCCGTTGATCACGGCCTCATGGGTCTGCACTCCACGCAGGCCGCGCAGAAAAACCACATAGGCTGCTGGAGCCTCCCGCTCCACCCGCGCCACAATTTCCTCGGACCAGCCACCCGGAAGGCTCTCAATCTTTCTGACATACGATCCGAGCGCGTTTTGCAGCGCAGCAATCAGGGCGGCTTCAACCGCCTCAATGCCCATTAAAAGTCCGCCAGCGTAGTGGGGCTGAATACCCGGGTGGCACCTTCCAGCACGATGATGTCTGCTGCGTTGGCGGCAGGCTCCTGTGCTGGTGTCAGACCCAGATCAAGCTTGCCCATGCTGACCCGCTCCAGCTGTTTCAGAGCCTGGTCGGCCTGCTCCTTGGCATAGTCGGGCGCGCCTGTGCGGTGCAAGGTGTAGCGCGCCAGGTCGCAGGCCCAGCGCACCACCGTGGCGGGGGCTGACTCGAGCGGCAGCAGATACCGTCCGCGCAGGTGGCCCTCGATGAGGGTGGTGGCGTCCTGCAGTGCGATGAGAATGGCATTGACCGCATTCTCTGTGGCGGCCTGCTCCTGCTCAGAATAGATCGTCATGTCCCCACCGGACACTGCGGTGGAGAGCATCTCCCCGGTCACCACCCGCGGCAGGTTGGGATCCCCCAGCTCCGCCATGTGGTCGGCCCCGAACCGATTTACCATGTCCAGCACGCTGGCATAGCTGCCGGTGGTGCTGACGTTCACGCCTGCGGTGTAGGTAAAGACCTGCTCGACATCGAGCAGCTCGGTTTTGACCCGGCTGCTGGAGCTCTGAAAAACGGCCAGGTACTGACCCGCCTCAGCGAGCTGCACCTCCGCGGTGTACCATGCCAGCTGACCTTCGACCTTCTCCAGATCGAGTGGGTAGGTCAGCGCAACACCGTCTGCGTCAAGCCCCACCTCTTCACCCTGGAGTGTCTGGATCTGCAGAAGCTGCCAGGTGTCAGTGTCCAGACCGCCGCTTTGGGTCAGCACCAGGCGCTTGGAAATGCCGGCAGAGAGTTTCATACCACCTCCACCTGAATCGGCTCTGGCCAGAGGATCTCGTACTTACGGGGACTTGAGGCAGACGTGAAGACTGGATAGGTGCTGGTGCGGGTGGTATTGGTCAGCAGGTCCACCTCGATTTCCAGATCACAGGCCTGGTCCAGCAGGTCGGTATAGAGCACCGGCACAGTGCCCCGGTACCATCCTTCAGGTGTCACTCGCTCCACGGTGGCGCCGGTGGCAATATCCAGCTCACCGGGGGCGCAGAAGATCTTGAACTGGGTGCCCGAGAGGACCGTGTCCACCTGGTAGACGCCTCCCAGGCCGCTTGCCTGGGAGCGTACATACTGCCCCCCCGCAAGACCGGAGGTAGACGCCACCGTGATGGTGTAGGTCGCCTTACCACTCGTACCAGTGCCAGCAGACGGTGTACCGGCCACCGTCCCACTCCAGGGCGTACTGGTGGCCGTCGCCTCCTCGCGCATGATGGCGCTGGTGGGCGTCAGAGAACTGCTGGTGCCATCCGGACGGGTCAGAGTGGCGCGCGTAATAACACAGGCCCCGTGTTTGCCGTACTCACTCGCGTTGGCGGTCGCTGAAATGAGCACCGTGCCATTCGGCTTGATTGGTGGCATCGCCAGTTCTCCCCTCTTTCATAAAATGGTTTTCCCACGCGTGGGAAGGCGTGGGAAAGGCCGAGAGACCTCTTACGCGACTCTCGGCCCTGCCAAACGCTCCTGAGGCCTCTCAGAAGCCTTCTACTTTTTCGGCGGTTCCACGGTTTTGGTGTCCAGTGCGACATCCCCGCCATCCGGAGAAAGCCCACCCTTGTCCGGTGCGCCTGCTGTGGGCGTACCCACGTCCGGGCCCGTCGGAGGTGGGGGCGGAGCCGCTTGGCTGGTTTTGGTGGCCAGAGCGGCCTCCAGCGCCTCGCGCAGAGGCTGCACCTGCATGTCGATGTGTTGCTGGGCATCCCGGATCTTCTCGAGGCTGACTTCCTCGACGCGATCAAGGCGGCTCAAACGCTCCGCCTGCTTTGGCTCGAGCTCAATCAGCTCGCCCAGGTGGTAGCGCTTGTGATTGTGAAGGATGGTGCCCTTCGCCAGAAAGTGCTTCAAACGGCTCATACGCACGCCTCCAGGTAATACCCCAGCTCGGTATAGGTGACGAGCTCCCGAACGGCCTCGCCAACACGCACATCCTGACCACCGCTCATGCCAATGTCCTTGTCCGGCAGAGCGCCCGCCACCCGGCCGCTGCGCAGCTCGGCGGTGAAACCCCAGGTGGGACGCACATCCTTCACGCTGGTCATCTGGGTATTGAGATGCAGCAGCGCACAGTTGCCACCCCAAACCCGGCTGTAGCTGGCCGACTGGCCCTTCTTTGCCGAGTTCAGGAACCCCTGACCCACCAGCACACGGTCCAGCTCGAAAAGCCGGGCGAGCTGCTCGCGGGTGGCCACACCCGACGTGCCGGAGTTACCCAGCGCCGCTGAGACAATCTTGGGGTGCTGAACCAGCTTCGAATACGCCGCCTGCCCGATGACCATGGTGTTCGGGCGCATCAGGGGGGTATTCAGCCCATCCATGATCTGAGCGATCGGGTCGGAGCTCGTGTCATCCCACTGGTCGGTACCGCTCAGGGTGACCTGATTGGCGGCGGGGTAGTTGGCGGTGTTGAACACCGTACCCGCTACCCGCACCTCGCGGTCGAGCTGCACCAGGTGGGAAAGGCCCTGCACCGCGTTGGCCACAGGGTCCATGCCAGAAACACGACCCTCCTCGATGTCGCTGTTGGGGACACCATCCGCCAGACCAAAGTCCTCGACCGAGCCCTCAGTCTCCGTCGCATTGAACTCCACCTGGTTGGGCTTTGACTTTCGCCCCACCCGGGTGTTGGGTACGGTGAAATTCTGGGCGGTGTTCCACTTAAGGTATTTGAACGTGCGACCTGCGACCGGTACCCGCATGAGCACCTGGTCGGAGATCAGCGCAGTGTTTGAGACACCCATGAAAATGGCCAGCAGCGCTGGCGTACTGGGAAACGGACGAGCCACGGAACCTCCTCAGCGCCCGCAGGCGCACACATCAGCCCTGAACGCTACCCTGGCTGAGCAGCACATCGATGACGTCTCCAGACACACCCGACACCAGCGCGACCCCCACCACCCGATTGTTTGCACCGGAGCTGGGAGCGGCGGCCACCCCCTTTCCGTTTGCGTCGGCAGTGATGAGCGCACCGCGGGTGACAGTGCCACCCAGCACAATCTCCGCCATACCGGTGAGGGTGACGTCGAGACGCTCCCCGCTGGCGGCGCCGTTGGGATCGCTGACGCCAATCAGAGCGTCAGTTGCAGCAGACGCCTGCACCACGGTGGCGTCGGCGCTGAGCTTCACGATGCGGTTGCCTGCCACAGCTGCACCGACATCAAAATTCGCAATCACACCCGGAATCATGCGTTCTCCTTGGTAATCGCGGTCACAGCGTCAGCAATGCTGAGCACCTCACCCCGCTTTGCAGCCTTTTCCTGAAACTCCAGCGCACGAGCCAGAATCTCGCGCGGGTCATCGGTGGGCTGAGCTGGGGTAGGCCCGGTGGCCAGCTCCCGGAACTCCACCACCTTGGGGAGGCCCTTCAGCAGGTCCTTAAAGGCCTGCTGCAGATTCTGCTGCACCACCTTGCCACCCTCTGAAAATTCCAGCGTGGAGCCGGTGGGCAGCTCGGCCAGCACCCCCACAATCACCTTCTGGTGCGCGGGGATGAGCTTACCGTCCCGCACCAGACCCTCGGCAAAGTCACTGTGGCCCTTCAGGCTGGCAGCACGCTCCAGCTCCTTCAGGGCCCTCTCCCGCTGCTCCACCAGCCGCTCACGCGCAGCCAGGGCTTCCAGCTCCTTCGTCATCGCACTCTCCTTCTCTGTATAAGAGGACATGTCAGACCCTGTGGGCTGAGCTGCCCCCAGCTCCGCCTTGACCTCCTCGCGAATGGCTGCATCGCGCAGACTCTCAATCTGCCACTCCGGCAAAACCTCATCCGCCACCTGCTGCCCCTTGTCACCAATCAGCCAGTTCTTCAGACGCCGCCACAGACCGGCGTTTGTCTCCGCCTCCCAGCTGAACTCCACCACACCCTCAGCGCTGCTCGAAAACTCGATGGGGCGCAGTCCCTTTACTGCAGGGGGAGCCGCGCCGAGAAATCCGACGTGACGCAGATAATAGGAGCCGGGCTTGGGGTTGGCGGGACTGTCGGGGAGGTAAAAGGAGGCGCTAACCTTCTTGTAGCGCCCAGCCTCCACCAGCTCGGCAAAGGCGGGGTCCACCTGATATGGCTCGGCCTGCAAACCGCTGTCAGCCCTCAGGCGCTTCACCCAGCCATAGGCCGGGCCGTTGGTGGACGGATGACCCACCACCAGAGGGGCCTCGTGCAGGCTGGGGTCGTAGCTGGCGGCGATGTCCTGCAGGACCGCTTCGCTGAAGTCAATGGCCTGGCCGTGGGAGTCCACCTGGCGGCCTGGCTTGAAGATGTGGATTCGCTTCACTGCGCACTCCTGAAAAAGGGGTACGCGCTGGAGGATGAACAGCCCTGAGATGGGTGTAGTAGGAGGCCAGCGCGTCACGATGTCCATCATGCCGCTGGCTGTGTAGGGTTTCGATTAACGTGGATTAGAAAGACGCGGAGAGATTGGAGAAGGCAGGAAAGGCTGGCTTAAGCGCCAAAAAGCAGACGAAGCAGGGTTCCGATTTCCCAGAACTGAAACCCATAGTTGACCGGCGTTTGCATGGCATCCATTTGAACCTCGTGAAGTAAGGGGTTTACGGGCGACGCTCCCAACCGCTCAGCCGAGGCAGTTCAACCACTGTTCTACTCCCGTGAAATCATTCCTCTCCCACTTTATGCTTGATAACTGCGTTAGCGTCAAGACTCACCCCCAGCACCAGATGAACAGGCTGACCATTGTCATCTTGCAGCTCAAGGCAGATTCCGTGCACTGCCTCACGAATGCGAGCGACGAACTCTTTTTCCGAGCCAGCCTTTACCCGACCAGCCGCGTCAAGTACATAACCACGCCCGTCAGCTCGTTCCGCCACTGGCACAATCTCCAGCACCAGCCGCTTCACAGCATCCTTAGTGGCCTGACTGATATCGCCGGTTTCGCGCGCCGCTAAAGCCGGATTCTTTGTCGTCAGCTCATATCCTTTTGGCCCCTGTGACACCAGGCCTCTGTGGACAAGTACCGCCAAGTCTGAGCGGAGATCCATTTCGGTACAGGGCGTACCGGAGTTCGCCACCCCCACCAACACATCCCGCCAGGAAGCTACCCCTCGCCGATCCCTCAGCACCTTGATGATGGTCCAAGAAAGCTCCTGTTGTCCACGCCGAGCCTTGAGATATAGGTCCTGAAGACCAAGCTCGGCAAACATCGCGCGCTCGGCTGTCTCGGTCGTTGGTGGCAAATCTACCTTTTCGGAGTCTTCCAAGTAGGAAGCCTCCTGAATAGGTGATTCGCAGTCTGCTGTATCTACGGCAACACCCTGGAATCGAATCACCCTACCCTTATCAACCCACATCCTGCCCTCAGGGTCGTCAACCCTGTGCCTATCCCCAATTCCCGTTAAAAGCCAATCACTTGTTACACCCAGTGCTACTGAGAGTCGCAACAGCGCCAATCCACCTGGAAACTGCTCACCTGAGGTGTATTGCTGAAGGGTCCTATACGACATGCCGGACGATTCTGCAAACTCCTTCATCGACAGCCCAAGACGCTTAATTGACGTTCTTAGTCTCTCAGAAAACTCTCTTTTTAGGTCAATTTCCTCATTTTCCATTTGATAGACACCCAATCATGTGTAATTATCTAAGGCAGATGGTCAACTCTACTACATAAGCAGGCGGGTGCAATGAAAATCGAACCAGGTTACCAACTCGCAAGAGCTGTAATCGCCGGATTTCGCCTACAAGGCACGACGATGAATCACTGGTGCAAGCAAAACGGCATTACACAACAGAACGCTAATCAGGCAATTCGTGGAAGTTGGAACGGTCCCAAGGCAAAACAACTACTTCTTGCAATTGTGCAGGCTTCTGGAGCCGGAAACCTCTTGAACGTTTCTGAACAGACGGGAAAAGGCGAGGTAGTTGAAACATGAGACAGGCTTTTCGCGATGGCAGCCCTGAACAATTTTTGGCCGCTCTGCTGGCCTTGCCGGTATTCATCCAGACCGAGATGGAGGCCCGTCGACCAATAGAACCAGGTCCACGGCTGGCGGATGCGGTGATGGCCGGTTTTCGCCTACGCCGAACCAGTTTGTATAAGTGGTGTGCAAGCAGCGGCTTGCGCCAGCAAAACGCACACCAAATTCTGACAGGTCGCTGGACTGGGCCAACGGCAAAGCGACACCTCGAAGCCATGGTTGAGGCCTCAGGTGCGCGGGCCCTTTTGACACAGTCGAATGAGGAAGGAAGCAAGGAATGAGACCACAACTGGGCAAATGTGAAGAGTTTCTGGCCGCCATTTTGGCTATGCCGACGCTGTTGACTCAGATTGACTTTGATCACACAGGGCCCAGTAGAGTGGAAATTCTGCCCTCAAAGAAACTGGCGAATGCTGTAAAGGCTGGCTTTCGCCTTCGAAACACCAGTCTCTACAAATGGTGTGCGGAATCTGGCATTCGCCATCAGGGCGCCTCTCAGATTCTCTCTGGCAGATGGACTGGCCCAACAGCCAAACGACACCTGCAAGCAATGATCGAGGCGTCTGGAGCTGCAGCGCTCATGGGTTCAGACGAAGCTGGAGGCGGTCAGAAATGAAGCCACCATCGGGATCAACAGAGGAGTTTTTGGCGGCATTGCTGGCCCTGCCAAACATAACCGCCTGGCGTATCGGCAAGACCCGGCAGGTGCTGCATGGTGGGCGACTACACTGGAAGTCTGACATTTACCAGATCCTGCACTGGCCTGCTGCGAGGTTTGAGCGGGTGCGCATTGCGGAGGTGCGCCAGGAGGCAGCTAGTTTGGTGGTCGTGGATGGAGACGGAAAGTGTTGGCTTGCACTGCGGATGACGGCGTGGGGACTGGCGGATTCGAGAAGAATTCTCCCCGGGGAGAAGGGGCTTATTGGTTGACATATTCCGCGTCCCCGGGGACGCCTACTGAGAACAGCGGGGCAAACCGGAGTGACCGGAAGCATTTTCCCCGGGGAAAAGAATTGAGAACGGTTTTCAGAATCTCGTAAGTGGCTGAAATATTAAGTGGAGGTTGAAGGATGGACGTGAGACCGGGCACCAGGGTCACCTGGGGCGAGCTGATTATGCGTGACGGAAAGGCGGTGGTCATCAACCGCCTGGGCACTGTGGAGAGCGTGCTTGGCCATTACTGCCGGGTGCGCCAGGATCACAACTCACGCGTGCCGGAGCTTCCGGTGCGGATTTTGAGGAGGGTGGGATGAAGAAGCTGACGATCTACCTGGCGAGTAGCTGGAAAAACCAGCGGTATCCCGAGGTATTGCAGGCACTGCGAGCCGCGGGCCATGACGTCTACGACTTCCGGCACCAGGGCTTTTCGTGGTCTTCCGTGGATCCCGGCTGGCGCCAGTGGAGCCCGGCTCAGTTTTGCGATGCGCTGAAAACAGACACAGCCAAGAAGGGCTTTGCCACCGACATGAATGCCCTGATCGAGGCCGACGTAGTGGTCCTGCTCATGCCATGCGGGCGGTCTGCTCATCTGGAGCTGGGGTTTGCCTGCGGTGCTGGGAAGGTAGCGCTGGTGTTGCAGGAGGAACCAGCGGAGGCCGAGCTGATGTATGGGATGACTGATGGGATCTGTACTTCGTTGGCTGATCTGCTCCTTGTTTTGGGCCTGACTGATGTCGCCAATAGCAATTTTGACAAGGAGGATATGTCATGCGAAGGTTGAAAGTAGCCCCCACGCCGCTGCCACCCCCCAACTGTACCACCCAGATGCTGCGCTCCTGGGTGCGGGCAACACTGGCGGAACGCAACAGCTCGCTGGAGCACATCGCGGATCAGCTCGGTGTGAAGCTCAGCTCTCTGTGTGGAGCCTTCAACAACGGCTGCCCTCGATATCAGCGGGCCATAGCCGATGCCTGCGGCGTCTCACCCGACGCTCTCTGGCCACAGAATCACGCCACCACCCCACCGGGTACGCCGATTGATGAAGCCGCCCGATTGGCACCTATACCCACCCACCCCCTTGGTCGTGAGCACTGGATTCGCTATCAGCTTGCCATGCGGCTTGTCACGGTGGCCAGCCTGGCAAAGAAGCTGGGGATCAGCCCGGAAGCAGCGCAGACCGCCTTTCGTCGTTCCTACCCACGGGTGGAAGCGGTCATTGCCGAGGCCATCGGCATGAACCCCTCGGAACTCTGGCCCGAGCGCTACCAGCCAAACGACCAGTGGCAGCCGGGCGCCATTGTCAGCTGGGAAGAAGGTACCCGGCGACTGACGGGCACGATTGCGAAGCGTGAGCGCAACGAGCTGACGGTGCGCAGCGCGGACGCCACCTACTACCTCACCACCCGTGATGTGCTGGAGGTGCGATGAAGCTTCATAGCGTCCACCAGGAGCACATTCATGTCCGGACTCTGGCGGAGGCCCGCCAGGCTGGCCCGGGTTTGGAGCTGCGCAGCTCAAAGCTGCCCCCCCGTATTCCGGGGTTTCCCTACGAAGTCTGCCAGCAGTGCGGCTGCATCGTCTTCTTCGAGGGTGATGAGCTGACCGCGGAAGCAGCTGGCCACTACGACCGCATCTATAAGGAGTGGACCCCTGGCACCCTGCGTTTTGCGGGGTTGCTGGAGAGGGCACGAGCACGGACTTTCAGTCGAGGAGATGTGCGATGACCACAGAGAATATTCAGCCCGTTGACGAAGCTCAGGAGCTGTTCATGAAGATTGAGAACTTCGAATTCAGTTACTCACTGGGAAGCCTGCCCTGGACTCCAGCTGACCCAATCGACTCCGAGGCTGCATTGCTGAAGTGGCTGTGCGGCTGGGCTTTTGAAAATGGGTCCTATATGCTTCGGATACTGGCCTATCATATCGTTGGAGATCGACAGCTCTGGATTGTGGTGGACGACGCGCCATCCTACTGGGTGAGCACCAAGACCATCGACGGTAAGTTGCACATTGTTGTTCACGTGCCCCACAATGCAGTTCTCAATGTAAGCCTGCAATTGATCCGAGCAGTGCACGATCTGAATGGCGATGTGGGTGATATCGATGAGGTGAACGGCAGCCTTCAGATGGAGTTTCTTCTGGCTGAAGACTGTTTTGTCAACAGCGTTGAGCTCGAGAATTTTGTCCGGGCCTATTGGCCGAACCATCGTGGCCTGGATCATTGGTGTTATGAACAGGCAATTCTTGCCTACACTCTGTGCCCTAACTGCCTCACGCCATTTGCTCGGAATCGTCATACTGAAGGAACCGAGTGTGGACATCATGACAATCTCCAGAACGTCTCGCTGCGCATGGCTCTGCACAAGGCTGTGTCTCAGGCGTTCAACGTGCCCACTGGAGCTGCTGAGCTGGTCTCGCGTTTCTCCGCCGTTGCCGACTCAAACCCAATTGGTGCTCTGAACCTCATCCTGAATGGGCTGGATTATTTGCCGAAGGACAGCTGGGATTTGATTCTGGCAGCTGTCGACCCAACGCCGAATTCCCCCACCGCAAGCTGACCTGACCCACAGACACAACAACACCGCGAAATGGCAACGGCGCGCATGGGGCGCTCTGTTGATGGCCCGCGGTGTATCCGGAGGAGGTACGAGGATGAGACGCCGACTGAACCCGCTGAACACCCTGCTGGTAACGGTCATCGAGGAGGTAGTAGCGCCGCTGGTGGCGGAGATGGGGGAGCTGGACTTGGCGGAGAACACCCTGCGCTCTGCCACCTGTCAGCTGCTGCTGAACCGCTTCTGGAATCTACAGGCGGTGGGCAAACACCTGAATCGCCCGGCCCATACGGTGGCCCGCTACTTCGAAGGTAGGCTGTCGGAGCCGGGTGAACACCTGGCCGCCGGGGCGCTGCAGGCGGTGGTAAGCCGCCAGAACCTGACGGATGAGCAGGCACTGGAGCTGATGGCCCGCCTGCTGCCTGTCAACCAGTCCCGCAGTGACCTTTACGATCTGATTCAGCTCTGGATTCAGTCCGGTGCGCTGGTCAAGACGACCCACGAATGCGAACGTTTTCACCGCACTCTGCTGTCGGGCATGCCTTACCGACAGCCCGGTGCCAATACCACATCCCTGATTCGCCTGCTCCGCCGGGTACTCGTAGAGTCCCTTCACGACGAGCCTCGGCTGCTACGCCTTACAGGCTTGCTCACCGTAGAAGCTCAGGACCTGCTGCTGGCAGAGGTCCGAGACTTTGCCGCCAAACGCTTCGCCGAGTTGCTGGCGGAGTGTGACGGCAATCCCAACGCAGAAATCCGCACTGTTGCGGTAGTCGCAGGGCGCGAATAGACCCCTTTAACCCCCTGTTCTATTGGAGAGATCAATGGATCCCGTTGAAAACAGTCTGATGGAGTTTGTGAGAGATGCCCGCATTCCGGTGAGCCTCTCGGAAATCCAGGATCACTTCCGCGCCCGGAGGGTTCGCACCAGCCGGACCAATACGCTGGAGCTGCTGGAGAACCTGGTACAGGATGGCGCGCTGGTGGTGCAGGGCACCATCGGCTCTGACTCGGAGCTGTACAGCCTGCCCGCTCCCACCCCCATGCAGGTGCCCGAATGGCAGGAGCCTGCCTCAGAAGAGGCTTCCCCTCGCACCATGGCGGACTTCATTGAGGAAGCGCCCGCCGCCACACCATCCGCCCCCCTGCCCACCACCGATGTGTTCGACATGGTGCCGACGGGCGAGCAGATCCTGCTTCCGGAGCTTCCAGAGGAGGCGCTGCCCCTTGAAGAGGCTTTCAAGGCTGTCAACCAGGTGGGCGCAATTGCCAACGAGCTGGGCATCGAGCTGCCTGAGTTCAACATGGCCAACACCCACGTGCTGATCCGTCAGTCCGTCCAACGCAGCTTCCAGGAGTGGCTGCGCACGGGCGCGCTGCTCTACCAGGCCCGCCTCTACACTTCCAGGGCAGAATTCGCCGAGTGGGTGGCGCGCTGCGGCATCCCCATGTCGGAGCGATCTATTCAAAAGGCCATCTCTGGATTCCGCGCCATTCAGGAGATTCCCGAGTGTCGCAAGCTGGCCTCCGGAATGAGCAGCATCAAAAAGTTCCAGGTGGTGCAGCGTGTGCTGACCGTACCCGGGGCGCTCGAAGTCTACCGCAGCACCGGCAAGATTCTCGACATGACCCCTGCCGAGCTGGATTCAGCTTCCAAGACCACACTCGAGGCCCTCGAAAAGGAGATGCGGCGCAAGGGCGAGGAGGCCTCCGCCAAGATTGCTGCCCTCGAAACGGCGGTGGCCGCCAAGGATGAGGAGCTGGGCAAGGTCCATCGGGAGCTGTCTCTGCGGACCAATCCGGAGCTGTCGGAAGCAGCCCTCAGCAAGGCCTTTCTCGCCGAGATCGGTCAGCTCATTGATGCCGCCTACCCACGCCTCGCCCAGCTGCAGGTCGGACGTCGAACCGACCTGAACTCACTCCAGCCCACTGCCATCAGCCGCGGATACGTGGCCCTGATCGGTCTGTCCAAGACTCTGAGTCTGGTGCTTCGCGAGTTTGAGGCCCGCTGGGGCAAGCAGGTCCCCGAGCTGCTGCTGGACGAGGACGGTCAGATGCGCATGCCCGTCACTCGCCAGGAGCTGCGCATTCTGGCGCGTGACGCGCAGGAGGCGGACATTGGCGGGCAGGCGGCGCTCAAGGGCCAGCAGGTGCTGGTGTTCCGCCGGGATGAACAGGTCGCAGAGATCGCTGACTGATAACGGGAAGGAGGTGCGTCATGGCTCGAGGATTGATGTTGAACCCTGAAGTGCTGGTCGCTGCTCGCCAACGGGTGCAGGCGTCGGGATGGGGTGAACGCAGCAGGGTGGTGAATGAGCTGGCAGGATGCTGGGGCATCTCAGTCTCTCAGGTATGGCGCATTCTGGATTTGGACACGGGCCGCAAACGGAGGTCGGACCAGGGGGAGACCATCCTGACAGATGCTGATCTGCAGAAGATGGCCGCCTACCTGGTCCGCTCCATGCGGGATTCCGGCGTATGCCTGGGCAGTGTGAAGCGTGGGAAGGAGATTCTGCTGCGCAGCGGAGAGATCTCCCTCGCGTCCGCTCAGGCCAGTGACGCCACCTGGAATCGCCAGCTGCGAAAGCATGGGCTGGCCAAGGAGTTTTTGGCAGCGCCGTCGCTGGCCACTGAGGTGGCCACCCGCTTTCCCAACGACTGGCACATGGTGGATGCGTCGATCGCCATCCTCTTTTACCTCACCCCCAAGGGGAAGATGGAGTTTGAGCGGTTCGATTTGGCCGACCCCAAAAACAAGCCGCAGGAGTGGGCAAAGAAGGTGCGCTCCCGCCTGCTGCTGGTGCGCTGGGTGCTGGTGGACTGTTATTCCGGCGCGGTGGTGGTCGATTACCGGGAGGCCAGCGGCGAAAACACCCGGGATTTGCTCGACTTCCTGCACTACGCCTGGAGCCCCAAGAACGACCGGCGCTGGCCCTTTCATGGGATCCCGTTCAATCTGGGAGCCGATCAGGGCGCTCCGCAGAAATCGTCCTACGTCGATAGCCTGGCCAGTGTGCTGGGCTTCAGTCTGCACCTGCACCGGTCCAGTCACGAGCGCAAGGACGCCCCAGCGGCTCGAGCATCGGGTGACGTCGAGACCATCATGCGGGTGTGGGAAGAGAATTTTGAGAGTCGCTGGCGGCTCAATCCGCCCACTGGCGGTCTGGCTCAGGTGCGCGATCAAGCTCGAGACTTCTGCATCGCCCTGAACAGCAGTGAGCAGTATAGGCTCAGAAGTACTGATTTCACCCGATCTCAGCTCTGGCTGGACATCCGGGAAGAGCACATCCGTCTCCCCCCACCCCTTCATCAGTTTCGGGAACTGGCGATCTCGAGCCCTTTCAGCCGGGTACTGGACGCTTACGGACGGGTACGCATCGACGGCGACTTCTACAAGATTCCCAGCTGCCCCTGGTATCCAGGGGAGGAGCTGCAGGTGCGCCGGAACGCCTGGGAGCCGGAGAAAGTCGAGGTGGTCAACCCCCGCACGGGGGAGATGCTTGACGCGTTCAAGCTGGAGATCACCCGCACTGGGAAAACCTCCGCTGCGGTGTACCGGGGAGAGAAGGAGGAGGCCGACAAGCCGGTCTCAGGTCGCCAGCCCAAACACACAGCGGCTCGTCTGCGGGAGACGGTGGATGCTGAGGTGAAAGCCAAGAGCGGACTGTGGGAGCCGGGCAAGCTGGACACTGGCCTTGGCACCCATGCCGAAACGGTCAAGGTGGAGTTCGCACCACGGACGGGAACGCTGGTGCTGCCTGCGGTGAGTGGTCGCCGGATCGATTTGTGGGATGCCTTTGCGCTGGCCAGCCAGCGGCTCGGCCGTGAGCTGAACAAGGCCGACACCGACTTTCTGGAAGCGCGGCTGACAGCACGGCGGTTTGACGAGCTGGAGGCCCTCCGGGTGATTGAGGAGCTGGCGGCTCAGCAGGGACAAGGCCGGAAGCTGCTCACGCTGGGAGGTGGCCGATGACTGCCAAGAAGCGGCCCACCAAGGCTCAGCGGGCAGTGCTGGCCATTCAAGAGAAGGCGCTCAGTGCGGCAGCCCACTGCCCTGAGTGTGGCAGTCCCACCCGCACCATTGCCGATGGCACGGCAGCATTTGCGTTCTGTCCGGTGTGCCACGCGCGACGCCTGCGCGACCAGGCGGTGCGCCGCCAGGAAGCCAAGGTCGAGCGCGACCAGGTGGTAAAGCCGATGCCCCAGAAACCGCTGGTGGAGCAGACGACCTGCCCTGACTGCGGGGGAGCCAAGAAGATCATTCGTATTCTGTCCTCTGTGATCGGCATCTGCGAGACCTGTAGAGCTCAGGCTCTGCGGGCAGAGAAGGCTGCGGAAGAGGCTCAGCGCGCTGCCAGCGTCAACGATGCCCTGGTCTACGCTGGGATCCCGGCGAAGTACCACGGTTATTCGTTGCTGGACATAACCAAGCTGCACGACTGGCGGGGGCGGCCCATTCCCCCCCGTGAGAACTGGCCGGTCGGGGTGGTCATGATCACCACCCAGAGCGAATACGACTTCATCAAGCGGCTACGCCACTTGCAGTACAACCAGCTGCGGTTCTGGGGGCTGGTGGATGGCCCGCCGGGCCAGGGCAAGACCTTATTATTAGCGGCCTGGCTGTGTGACCAGATTCGGCTGGGGCTGCGCGGGGCACTCTGGCTGTCGGAGCGGGAGTTTGCCAACCTCTCTGCTGCTCAGTTCGGCACTGTCCAGAAACAGCGCGCTGATGAGCTGCTCGATCGTGCGGGTCGCTCCCGTTTGTTGGTCTGGGACGACCTCGGATTTACAGGCAACGGCAAGCTCTTTGCCAACGTGTTGGGCCTGCGCTACGAGCGCGAGCTGCCCACCCTCATTTCCACCAATCTCACGGCAAGCCAGCGAGTCCGTCTGCTGGACGCCCCGACGGCTTCGCGTCTGCACGAGCTGACCCGTGCTGGTTTCCTCGTGACGCTCGAAGGGCCAGACAAGAGGAGTGCTGTATGACGACGACCCTACGAGACGCACGGAAAGCCAAGGAGCTGACACTGGCACAGCTGGGCGAGCAGGTGGGACTGACCACCCAGCAGCTCAGCCGCATCGAGACCCACCACCCGAGCAGAGTGCAGCTCTGCGCGGAGAAACGCCTACGTCTATTGGAGCTGTATGGGGTTGGGCCAGAGGAGCTGGCCCATTGTCCTGAGGTGAAAGGGAAGCGGACGCCGGTGAAGCTTTCCCCGGCAATTGAAACGGAGAAGCCCATGTTTGAAGATCGCGTGACGTTAACAAAAGACGAGATGAAGCGGCTGAATTTGGTTGGGGATCCATTCCCAGAGCGGCCGCATCACGGCAAGTTTTTCTGGTGGCCAGCGCTTTCGAACACGCTGGAGAAAATTGAGGAAGACCTTTTTTACTCGCGCATGGTGGCCCTGGTGGGACCGTCGGGCGCGGGCAAAAGCTCTGTACTGGCTCAGGTGCGCGAGAATCTGGAGGAGGCAGGCGACACCATCATCGTAGACCTCGCGTCCACCGACCGCAGCCGTCTCACTGACTGGACGGTGGAGATGGCCATCCTCAAAGCGTTGGGACAGTCCCGCGGGAAGGTGCCCAGCTCGGCAACAGACCGGCTCGAGTTGCTGATTCGCCTGCTGAGCAAGTCGGCACGGGAGGGAAAGAAGCTTGCATTGCTTTGTGACGATTTTCACGACGTCAACAACGTGCTGTTGAAGCAGCTCCGACGGCTGCGCGAAGCCGATGCTCGGAATGCCCTGTTTGGGGCGGTGCTGTCGGGTCAGCCTCACCTGGCGTCCGCTCTGCGCAGTGAAGAGCTGCGCGAGGTGGGGGGGCGTACTCAGCTGGTAGAAATGCCGCGCATGGGTGGGCTTGACCATCAGGGCAAGCCGCTGCCCAACGTGGGGCTGGCCTATATCAAGTGGAGCTATGAGCAGCTCGGAATGGAGGCGGAGCGGCACTTTAGCCCTGAGGCAGCCCACTTGATCGCGGAAATTGCCGAGCATCCGCTGTGGGTGCGCAACCTGGCGACACGGGCGCTGAAGGAGCTGGCATCGCGTGGCGTGGGCGGACGCCCGGTGGATCCGGGTCTGCTGCACAAGCTGGTGAGGCGCTCATGAGTGCAGCAGCACCAGCCCAGCGTACCATCAGTCAGAACCGCCACATTCACAAGCTGGCCGCCGATCTGGCGGGTTTGAGCCAGCTCGATCCGGAGCTTGTCCCCAAGAAGGTGCTGGCCGTGAAGGGTAAGGACCTCAAGGAGCAGTGGCGGATCTACCTCACTCAGAAGGTGAGCGGGCAGGAGCACTCCAGCCAGCTCACCACAACACAGGCGCGGCAGTGGGTGCAGGAGGCAGAGAAGCACCTGCAGAAGCTCCGCGACGGACTGACGGGGGTGAAGCAGGCGCGCGCCAGCAACACCATTTCCCCCGCCATGCAGCAGCACATCGGGAAGCTGCTGGAGGCCATCGCCTGGCTTGGAGGTCGATATGCCTCGATGGCAGGCAGTCCAGCCAAGCTACGGCAGTTCTGTGAGCACTACCTGAAGCAGCCCTGGCCTCAGACTGAGAAGGCTGCGGACGACCTGATCGAGGCTCTGAAATCCATCCTGAAGCGCTCGTTGCCAGACAAACAGGCGCTCGTTG